CGTAAGTGCGTATCTGGGCGAACCCACCGGCAATGCAATAAAAGCATTGAAGGTACTCACATTGTGAGCGTTTGTCTCTCTGATGAAAGTCCTTATAAAAGGATTTTTCATGTTTCCCAACCAATCACCTCAGGGCTCACATGGCTAGAAAGAATACAACTCTGTATGGGCCCAAGTTGCCGGGTTCATCAACCCGCGCTTGGACACTCATCCAGAGCTCCCCTTTCAGCACTGTACCGAAACGGAAAAAGCCGCAAGGCTCTATCCCGATCTTGAGCAACCCCACGCCGTGGCAGAACGTTCGGATTTATTCGGGACGTACATCTACCACCGCCGGCGGGAAACCGGTCTCTCCTTATTTTGGTGTACCAGACCTCACAAGTCTGTTACCACCGAATGAGCTAGTGGCGCTGTCCGACAAAGCGCTTGCAAAGCTCCAGGAGAAGATCAAAGGTGAGAAATGGAACGCATCGGTTACATTGGCAGAACTGCCAATTACTCAGCGTTACATGATTTCTGCAGCTCGCGAAATAACCGATCTTTACCTTGCGGTAAAGAAAATGGATAGACGCAAACTGAAGAAGTTGGTTAAGAAAGGTAAAGCATACCTGAAAAGGCGTGGCTTCAAAGGTAGTTCGAAAGATCTATCGGGAACCCTTTCAAAAAGGTGGATGGAATGGCGCTACGCAGTTAGCCCTCTGGTCTACGACTTAGAGGACATGCTTAGCATGCTATATGCCGCTTCAGTTCGACCCCATATCCGCCGTGCGGCTGCGGGGGCCAACCAACAGTATTCGCGTCTGGATGAGTGGGAATACACGGACTTCACAGTCCGGTTTTCCACTCAAGGTTCAGCGCACTGTCGGGCAGTGGCATACTTTATCCTTGATACCAAGGCTGAAGTTTTCAAGCAATTAGGACTCATCAACCTAACTGCCACCCTGTGGGAGGTTCTCCCGCTTTCCTTTGTTGTCGACTGGTTCTTACCAGTTGGTGACGCTTTAGGAAACCTTGATGCTCTTCTGGGGGTTGATGTGCTTGGTTGCACACAGTCCACAAAAGAGAAGGGCCGTATCAGCTACGGTGGTAACACTATAGTAACTGATCAAGGACCCGGAAACCCGCCTTACCTGGAAATCGTCGGAGGTAGCTATTCAGAATATGAAGGCTACAACCGCTGGGTTTCAGGTCTCGATAAGAGTCGATATAACGGAAAGATGACGTTAACTGGAAAACAGTTGATTGACACCGTTTCGCTGTGCAGACTCCTATTGTTTAGGTGACAACATAAACGCGTTTTTACGCAAAAACCCTCCTTCGGGAAAGAAAGAAAAACATGCCTCAAATTACTGGTGCAATTGTTGTCAAAGATGGTTCGGCTGTGCCGGCCAACGTGTCGTACTCGCCCGAGCTTCTGAGCTCGGCGGAGACCGTACTCGTAGATCGCCGTGAGGCGTCCCGAGAAGCCCAACCCACCATCACTGTACGTTTCGATCGTGCAAGTGCCAACCGCAAGACCTTTAAACCGTCTCGCGAGTTTGCATTGCCGTTGATCCGTACGGTGAATGGTGTGAGCACTGTCACTGACATCGCCCGGGCGAAGACCGTTTACACTCTGCCGTCGTCAATGACACTGCAAGAGCGTAAACACCTTCGCGCCATGGTGGCGAACACAGAAGACGTCCCTGTTATCTTGGCAGGGGTCGAAGATCTCGACCCCTTCTTCTGATGACAAAGGACCTGCTACTTGGACTGCTTATTGCAGGCTTGGTTGCTGCTCTGTTGGTTTTTGCGTAATTTATTCAATTACGCGTAACCAGTTGGTTCTTCTCCTTTTCTGAAAGTTGTTATGTCAATCACAATGAAACCTAACCAGTCATGGTTAAGCCTCGACGCTACCTTACAGGTGGCCGAGGACGTCTTCGATGTGATCGGTACACCAGTGGCGAAAGCCGCGAAGTGTATGATTGCGGGTGCTAGGTTTGAGGAGGCTGTCAATGCCTCTATATCTCCTAAAGACTATGGTGATGCGCTTTCATTCGCTCGCGACTATCAGGTCGTGAGCTTATTGAGAAAAAGCGCCTTTCTGGAAACCTCTATCGACCGCCGGCAGGCGGCTCTGAAAAAGTTTCTGGATGCAGAAAAGCAGTGCGAGTTGACCAACGCGCGAATCTGGCCTCTCCTACATGACCCCTTAATTGCGGGTTCATTGAACGAAACTGAGAATGTAGACGACTTGCTTGGTAGCCTGATGAAGGCCCAGCAAATAGTTTATCAAATTCTCGGTCCCGTTCCAGAGGAGCTAGATTTTCGTTTTGGTCCGGGATCCACCAGCTTGGTTAAAGGTGAGATCACGACCCCCCGCAAATACTCACGTGAAATACACGTGACGCCCGAGCTATATAGTTACTGGCGTGACATTGCAGGTCCAACATGGTGTAAAACCGTGGAGAACGTGCAATTGATCTCTGGTTCGTCTATATCGTTCGTCCCTAAGGACGCCAAGACTGATCGAACGATCGGGATTGAGCCGCATTTGAACATCTATGCCCAATTGGGTATAGGCGCGCATATGCGGAAGCGTTTCCGTCCGTGGATCGACTTAAACGTCGGTCAAGAGAGGAATAGGTTTTTGGCTAAGGTCGCGCAATCATGCGGACTTTGCACCATAGACTTTTCCTCAGCCTCAGACACAGTTTCACGAGCAATCGTAGAACTGTTACTGCCCCCGACTTGGTGCGATCTTTTGGATCGTGTGAGGTCGCATCGCTATCTGATAAATGGCGATGAGGCTGTGTTTCATAAACACAGTTCGATGGGGAACGGCTATACATTCGAGTTAGAAAGCATTATATTTTATGCTTTGGCTCGAGCTTCTTGTTGGAAGGGAAATCCTTTCTTCACAGAGGTTGTCTCCGTTTATGGAGACGATGTTATTCTGCCACAGTGTTTCGCACAGCGCTTTATCACGCTGGCGGAATATTGTGGGTTCACGGTTAACAGGGAAAAGTCCTTTCTGTCAGGTTCGTTCTACGAATCATGCGGTCATGACTACTTCAACGGAATAAATGTGCGCCCGGCTTTCTGGAAGGACCTAAGTCCAACCTTCGGCTTTAAGGCGCACAATGATATTCGTCGAATGGCACATCGACTGCTGCTTCCTGACCTCGAAAAGGTCGCAACGAAGATACGCAAGCACGCCGGACGAGAACTGGGCCGCTGTCTTATACCCGATGGGTATGGAGACGTTGGCTTTATAGTTCCGTTCGATGTTGCTTGCCCCTCGTTGATTAAAGCAGGCAGAGGATACGACGGCTTCACCACCAAGGCAGTGAAGTACCGAACGAGTAAACATGATTATGCGAAGGACACAAGGGGGCTGCTTGCAGCCCTCGACACGTCCGTCGAACAATCCCTTAGCCCCGTGAGGGGCAGAGGTGTTTACCAAGTAGGCCGACTTACGACCTTCGGGTCATGGGTCGGGATCGGCGCTGACTCACACTAAACCCGTGAGCTAGCTTTGGCACC